ATTAGTCAACTACATGGCAGATCGTAAGGGATATCCTGAGTGGGAAAATGGTGTAGCAACAGTTCAACAGATTATCAAGAAGGGTAATCCTGATCCTAACTTTGCAAATAGTGCTATTAATCGTATAAAAGCAGGACAGACTATGAGCGAAGCCTGGAGAATCTATTTTATCAATAAACTACTTGAGTCTGTTGGTATTACATGGAAACAATTAGGACTAGGTGTTCTCAAAGAAGGAAAAACTTATTATATTGCTGAAACTAAGTATTTGAAATTAAACAATATTTTTGAAAGTATGATCACTGAGGGTAAAACAGTTGGTCAATATATGCAAGAATGGTTTAAAAACTTCATGGGCAATGTTGGTTACGGAGATGAAGAACAAGATGTAAACAATGCAATTAATCAACTCGATAAAGCTATTGCGCAAGACGGAAACAAAGTAGGTAAGTCTGCACAAGCCGCATTGAACACCCTAGCTGGTATTGCTTATGCGGTACAACAAGCAGGTGGAAATGCAGCCAAAGGTCAATCTCAATCACAAGCCCCTGGCACACAACAAGGTCAACAAACTACGCAGGCACAACCCACTGCTCAATCACAGTCTACCACTCAAACAGGTGCACAAGCAGGAGCACAAGCAGGAGCACAAGCAGGTGGTCAGTCAAATAGTTTTCAATTAGCATCTGAAATTAAAAAACAACTAAAACAGTTGTCACAACTTGATGTTGAAGCATATAATCAATTAGTTAAATCGTTGCAAGTAGCAAAAGCACCCAATGCAGAACCTCCTAAGGTAGCGGCCGGCAATCAGGCAACAAATAATCCGCAGGCAGAACCACAAGCTAAAACTCCAAATCTTAAGGTAGCTGAATCAAAACGTAAGATTCGCAGAGCAGTATGAACTTATCAGAATCATTGGCGAAACTAAAAAGTCAATTAGACAATATTGACCGTGTAGTTATTAAAGAGGCTAAAGGCCACTTAGACCATCCTGAGGATTTAGTATTCTTGAATGATGAAGAAGGTGCTAGACAAGCAATTGATGCCATTGAAAGAACTGTAAGTAATCCAAACGCAATTACTATTAAGTGGGATGGTTATCCTGCATTGATTTTTGGTCGTGGCCCCAATGGTAAATTTAGTATCATGGACAAACATATGTTCAACAAGAAAGACGGTTCGGGCCGCCAAGTATTCAGTCCAGAAGAGTTTGTACAATATGATGCAGCCAGAGGGGTTAACCGCGGCGATTTATATGGATTAATTTCTACTATTTGGCCTGGATTAGAACAAGCAGATCGCGGTGGCAATGGTTATTACTGGGGTGATTTGTTATTCAGCAAGCCATTGAAAGATGACAAGGGCGTTTATAGATTCAAAGCAAATCCAAATGGTATTGCTTATGCGGTAAATGCAAACAGTGAAGTTGGAAAATTAATTGCTGGAAAAGATGCAGGAATTGCAGTTCACCAATTTATTCCTGCAAATGCAATTACTACTGATGAAGCATCAAGTCTTGACGGTAGCATTGGTAACTTAAAGAACAATAGTAATGTTGCTATTATTCCAAGTAAAATGCCAATCACGCCTAACTTGGGAATCAATGACAAATTAAAGAACACTGCCATCAAAGAACTAAACACATATGGTGCCGCAGTAAAAGACTTAATGAATACTGCCCCACAAGCACGTAATACATTCAACCAACTATTTACTACGTATATTAACAAACGTATTGTATCAGGTAACTTAAGTAATCTATACAATGGTTTTATAGAATATGTAGAATCAAGACCCATGACAGATAAGATGAAAGAAAAGATCATGGAACACCTTAAGGTTAACAAACAAGGTGTCATGGGTGCATTTAAGATTTGGGTTGCTATCTATAATCTAAAAATGGATGTAGTGAAACAATTAGACCATGCAGCAAAGTCTAGCCCTGTTAAAGGATTCTTACAAGACGGTACTGAAACTCAAGAAGGTTTCGTTGCAAACGGTCTTAAGTTCGTAGATAGAATGGGCTTTAGTCGTCAAAATCTAGCCGGAAGATAATCCAAAACCATCATTTTTTTGTGCCAGGCATAAATAAATGTATGAAGCAGTAGGCTTCAACAAACATTAAGGAATTTTCAAAAATGGCACAATTTACACGCACGAACGGTGACTTCTATCCAGTATTCAACTTAGACTACCCTGGTTACACAAACCCAGGTGTTAACGCAATCGATTCTGGTTACGTTGTTCAACCACAAGGTCCAAAACTAGACTTCATGACAATTACGGCCGCTTCAGGTACACACTTCAGTGCTACACAAGCTAACGTTATCATTGAAACAGTTCAACAATTGGCAACAATCTATATCTACGAATATACAAACACAACTTCAGATACATTTGCATTCGCAACATATCCAACAGGTGCTTGGTCAGTAGACGGTTCAGCTGGTGCCAACGTTGTTGCTGCTGTTAATGCAGCTTTGACTTCAGCTTCAGTTGCTAACACAACAACTGGTACAAACGCAGCTACGTTCACTACAGTTTACGGCGCTTAATTTTAGTTTGTAACTAAAAACTAACCCGAGATTAAATTCTCGGGTTTTTTTATGGCTCTAAATAACATTATGTACCGCATATGTTGTTATACGCTTTTTGATATTACTCAAACAGGAGTAATGAACAGGTCTAAGCCTGTGGGCGACAACGTAGAATCATGGATACATGATAGAAATACACAATGTAACTATGACACCATACTACAAGTAATATCACTACGTAGTCAACCTGAAGTAGTTAAAGTACCTTATAAAACAGAAATACGTTTTGATGAATTTGATCAATTTGGTTTCTTTTATGAACAAGAAGAAGATAAGAAATACTCAGTTTGGAAGTTTGAATTTGAAATTCAACATCCAAGCGTATTTGAGAACGGAATAATTCCCCTAGGGGCATTATACACAGACTGTGAAGGTGTACCGATGATTAAATGCAAAGGTCAATATGATGTAACTCCTGCATTTTTAGACATAACACCGGAACTTAAAAACATTCATTTTGAGGTACTATGAAGAATGTAAAGAAATTAAAGATAGATCAGTTTATTAATAAACAACTTATACCTGATGACTTAAAAGATGTTATAGTTATTCCAGTAGATGACGGTTCATATGAATTGTTTAGCAAATATAAAATCACTAAAACTCAAAGTGGCTTTTTGGTGACTTTTATTAAACCTTATGACCAACAATATGAATTCTTTTCTATAAAAAATGCAGTGGTTTGGTGTACATTAGACAATGACCGATATTACAGAGAAGCCGGCAAAGTATTAGAATTAGATTTAAAATTATCTAGTAATGATTTGAACATTCAAATACATAAAAAACTAGCAAAAAAAGCAAAAAATGCTGAGTCCAAACTAATTTATACCATTAAATGGGAAGAAGATTCACGAAAAAAACGATTACTTACGGAAGAGTTACAAACCTTCATAAATAAATCAAGATATATTCAAAATCGTAAGTTTGACAAAACCCCGAGTTTTAAGAAATTGTGATAAATATATAATCAACACGGAATAACAACCATGAGACTAAACGACCTAGAAACAAAAAATTATGCGTCTACTGCATTGAAACAAAATTTCGAATTTAATTTCGATGTTTCAAACTTGGACAAGATCAAGACCCAAACTATGTTAAACAGAGTTCACGGTCTTATCAAAGAATCAAGACAAGCAAGTAACCAACACAGTCCTGCATACATGAAATTAGTATTCATGGAACAAGCATTGTCAAGTCATTTTGCACAACTATTGCGTAGACCTAGTCCTCGTATCGTATTTGAAAACGAAGAAGTAGAAAAATCACAAGTTGTTTTGGCTGCACAAGACTTAGTTGATTCAGTGCGTAAAATGATTGAACAAGTTAGCGATATGCTAGTTAAAGAACTACCAGCATTGTCTGACAGCATCCAAAGTGAAATTGGAGTTAACGAAAGTGAACAATTCACTGGTCAAGCAAATGAAGCATTGACTTCATTGCAGGCTGCATTGACGCAAAGCGAACAAGGCTTAAAGAGTGCATTGAATAGCATTACTGGTCAAGGCGGTGCAGACTTCGGTGGTGAAATTGGCGAACCTATGCCAACAGCAGGTGAAGAAGATGGCGCTGATCTTGGTATGGAAATGCCAGATGAAGAGCCAGGCTTAACCGCAGAAACTCCACCAGAACCCGAAGAAGAAGAACCAGCCGGAAGTATCGGTAGACTAAAAAGATAATCATGCGATTATTTGAGTTCGATCAGGATAGTGCTACTGTTACAAAACTTGTAGCACTAACACGACAACTACAACAAGGATTAGATCAGGGAGAAATTCCCCCTGATTTTTCCGTAGATGACCTATTGAACTATTTCCAAAAATATAACCTTATCCTTGACAAGAATGACTTGTACAACATGATTAAGGTTCCCCCACTAAAATCAGTTATCACTAACATACAAGGTGATAAAATCACATTCAAAGGTCAGCCTGAATCACCAAACGCTGAACCTGCTCAAGCTGACGACCAAAAGAAAGTCGTTGCTCAAATGGCGCAAAATGCGCTAAACAAATAATCCATAATACTAGACTTTCGCAAACAATTGTTATATACTGCATGTTAGGATAAAATAAATATCTTCATGCTTACAATAACAGAATCTGCAGCCAAAAAAATCAAACAACAGTTAGCAAAGCGTGGTAAAGGCGTGGGTATTCATATTGGTGTCAAAACTACAGGTTGCAGTGGAATGGCCTATGTATTAGAATATATGGATCAAGAACCAATTACACGTGATTGGTTCAAATATGAAAATCACGGTGCTAATGTCTATATTAATGGTAGAGACTTAGTTTATGTTGAAGGTATGGAAATAGATTATGTTAGAAAGGGCCTCAATGAAGGCTTTGAGTTTAACAATCCCAATGAACGAGATCGTTGTGGGTGTGGGGAAAGTTTTAGAGTTCAATGACGACAGAAATTACACATTTAGTAACAGTGGGCTGTAGTTTTACGTATTGCCAAGCATTATACGATCCGCCCAATGAAGGTTGGCCTAAACTAGTTGCAGATAAGTTAGGCGTACCTATTGTCAATCTTGCCATACCTGGATCAGGTAATGACGGTATACACCGTAGAACATTTGAATATTTTTATAAAAATCTAACTACGAATAGCAAGCCCTTATTCATTGTTGCAATGTCACAAAATACTAGACGAGAAGAATATCTAATTAATTTTGCAAAAGAAAAAATACAAGATTATCATACTATTTCTTTTTTAGACACCGAAGAAACGACCTTGGTAGCTAAACCTATATTTGAACAACTAGATGATGTGGGGATATTGAAGAGTGAAGTTCGCAAGTTAATATATTGGGACTCTATTATAAACCTTTTTAAATCACATAGCATACCTTATCTTACGTCAGATTATTTTCCAGATAAAAGTTCAAATACCAGGGATTATATTAATCAAAATTATATTGGATTAAGATCACGAGTAGATACCGATGTTTGCAGATTAAAAGATTTTTCAGAAATAACTTCATGCTATCCAAAAGCGTTAGATAAGGCACATCACGGAAAGCAAGCACAAGTTGTATTAGCAGATTTTATCTATGAGCAATTAGTTAGTATTTACGGGGAAATAAAAGCTATACAGGGTAACTTTTTGTCATTAAAAGATTATCCTACAGAGTATAAAAGACATTTTGAGTCAACTAATCAATGGTATAGAAAAGAAATGGGATTAGAATATAAATATGGCCTTGACAAATAAGTACAATTATGTACAATTAAAACGAGAAACTATCGATGGATCACGTAAATACGTTACTCCCGATGGATACAAAGTTCCTAGTGTAACAACTATTTTGGACGCTACTAAGTCAGAAGAAAGCAAACAAGCATTACAAAACTGGCGCAAACGTGTAGGTGTACAAAAAGCACAAGAGATTACTACTGAGGCTGCAGGGCGCGGTACACGTATGCACAAGTGGCTCGAAGATTACATCAAAACCGATAAACTTGGTATTCCTGGTAGCAATCCATATAGTGTGCAAAGTCATAGAATGGCAGAAAACATCATCTATCAAGGTCTTAGCAAATGCAATGAATACTGGGGCACAGAAGTTAGTTTGTACTTCCCACAAGTCTATGCAGGGACAACAGACTTAGTAGGAGTGCATGACGGTGATGAAGCGATCATGGATCATAAGCAGACCAACAAGCCCAAAAAACGTGAATGGATTGATGACTACTTCATTCAAACAGCCGCATATGCTAACGCACATAATGAAGTTTGGGGAACAAAGATTCGCAAGGGCGTGATTTTTATGTGTAGTGCAGACTTTATCTATCAGGAATTTATTGTTGAAGGTGCTGAGTTTGACAAATACACAGACTTATGGTTTAGAAAACTAGAAGAATACTACACAAAATTCCTATAAGTAATTAGATAAATAAGTGTATTAGGGTAAGAATACACTTATGTCAATCGTACAAATATCAAAGATTCAACAAAGGTCAGGTAATTTAGTTGACCTGCCACAATTAGACGAAGCAGAATTTGGTTGGGCAACTGACCAAAAACGTCTATTCATTGGTAAAACAACACCCAATGAAAACATCGAAGTATTAACATCTTATTCAGGGATAAGTTTTAGTCAAATCGATGGCAGTGTTGGTAACTTAAATATTAACCCAGTTGACGTTGGGTTAGGACAAGTTCTTGCTTTTGACGGTACTAACTGGATAAATGCTGGCGGTAATGCAGGTGGCAATATTAACTTAGGTGATCTAGGTAATGTTACTATTGCAGGCGGCGCTATTGGTTATGTATTACAAACTGACGGGTTGGGTAATCTTTCATGGACACCCAAAACATCAATCACTGCCTATATTCAGAACATCAAGATAGGTAACGGAAATACTACCGCCGGAAACTTAACAGTAGTAACTACTACACAGAATAACTATTTTACCAATGGTTCTGTCATCACTATAACAGGTGCACCTAATATTGCCGGTAGTATTGGTAATGCATTAAACGGTGGTAATTTCTATGTAAAGGCACAAACTTCAAATAGTTTTGCTCTTTATAACACTTCTGATTTTTCAAATGCTGTCAACACTTCTACTTATACAGCATATTCATACAGCAATAATGTTACTGCTACCACTGTAGCAACAAACGTAATTAACATTGGTAACTCAGTTGCTAATGCTAACGTATTATTTGAAGTAAATCAACCTGTTGTGTTCTTGGGTAGTTTATCTACTAGTGGTCTTACAGCAAACACAACATATTACATCAACAGTATCCCTAGTGCTACTACGATTACTGTTTCAAATTCATTATATCCAAACGGTACAGCAGGTCCTATATTACCATTACAAACTACAAGTGGTTTAACAGCAACTGTTTATGGACAAGGCGGCCGTGCAATTTCTTCAATTGGTGGTAGCAGTGGTAGCAACGGAGCACAAGGAGCTGCAAATTCAGTTCAATTTAATAACAATAATTTGTTAGCAGGTAGTGCTAATTTTACATATGACCAAAACAATAGCAGTTTAGTTTTAAGTGGCGGCGCTACTGGCGGTAACATTAGTTCTAATAATATAGCTGCTAGTAATTTAATCTCTGCAAGTTATTTTGTTTCTAATATTGCAACAGGTACTGCACCATTAATTGTAACATCAACTACACGTGTTCCTAACTTGAATGTTGGACACGCTAATGTAACAGACTTTGCTAATATTACTACGACTTCAAGTGGTACTTCATATTTGATGTTAGCGAATGCAACAACAGGAAATGTTGCAGAATATGCAAATGCTAATTTATCATTCAACGCTGCAACAGGCAATTTATCAACTACAAATATCAATATCACCGGCAATGCAAACGTAGGTGTTAATTTAGGAGTAGCAAGTACAATTACCGCTTCAATAGTTATTGCTACCAATAACGGTAATGGTACAAACTTTAAAGTTGGTGATGATGCTTGGATTGGTGATGTTAATGTAGTAGACACATTACAAGTATCAGGTATCGAAAGTTCTGGTGCTAATGCTTATATCATTTTTGGTAACGGTGATACTACATCATTAGGGCGTGCAGGCACAGGCCCATTAACATACGGTGGTGCATTCGTTGCAAATGGCAACGTAACATCAAACGGTGAAGTTATTATTACTAATAACAATGGTCACGGTGGCTCGGGTTATGCTGGCATGATTACTATGACTAATAGTAATGTCAGCGCAACTAATCCACACAAATATTTCAGATTAAACAGTTCAGGTAACTTACAGATTGTTAATAGTGGTTACACTACAACTATTTTTGATTTGTCAGATACAGGCAACTTAAGTCAACTTACTAATTTAAGTGTTATCGGTAATGTTAGTGCGGCTAACGTAAGTGGCAATGGTAGTGCATTAAGTTCAATTACTGGTGCAAATGTCACAGGTCAAGTAGGTAACGCACTAGTAGCAGGTACAGTTTATACAAATGCACAACCCAATATTACAAGTGTTGGCACATTAACTTCACTTGCAGTTACAGGTAACATATCAGGAGCCAACTTAACAGGTAATCATTATGGAGCCGGTAATAATTTAAGTAACATTCAAGGTGCTAATGTAAGTGGTGCCGTTGCTTATGCAACAACAGCTAACTCAGTAGCCGGTGCTAATGTATCAGGTGCAGTGGCTTATGCAACTACTGCCAATGCAGTAGCAGGCGCCAATGTAAGTGGTGCGGTAGCATATGCAACAACAGCAAATGCTGTAGCCGGTGCTAATGTATCAGGAACAGTAGCTAGTGCAAATAACTCAAGTTATTTAGGCGGTACAGCAGCAGCAAGTTATTTACTAGTGACCGGTACCGGCAGTTCACTAACAGCAATCACAGGTGCTAATGTAACAGGTACCGTTGCTAATGCTAACAACTCATTGTACTTAGGTGGTATTGCGGCAGCTAATTATGCATTATCTAACACAGCAATTGCAAATGCTAACAATGCTACAATCGTAACAGGTGCAGTACAAAACAATATCACTACATTGAATGGTATAACTACTATCAATGCAGGATCAAATACAACGGCTGCAACATTCACCGGTAATTGGACATTGACTACAGGTTCAAGACTACAAGCAACATATGCTGACTTGGCTGAGTATTATGAAGCAGATCAAGAGTATGAACCGGGCACCGTACTAGAATTTGGCGGTGAGAAAGAAGTTACTGTTGCAGAAGATGGTACAACTAGAGTTGCCGGCGTAGTGTCTACTAACCCTGCTTATGTTATGAATTCAACATGTTCGGGCATCGCAGTTGCTATTGCTCTACAAGGACGTGTACCAACTAAGGTACGCGGAAGCATTAAAAAGGGTGATATGCTAATTAGCGGTGGCGATGGCTACGCAAGACCAACACTTACACCACAAATGGGAACAATCATTGGTAAAGCATTAGAGAACCACGAAGGCGAAGGTGTCATTGAAGTGGCAATTGGTAGACTCTAAGATAAATACATTACAGGAATAAGAAAATGTCATCATACGTTTATACAGCAAGTTCATCAGCAAACGCTTCAGCAAATATTCAAACTGACAAAGTTAGAATTGCAACTACTACCTCAGCAGTACAAGTTGTATCAAGTTATCCAAACGTTGCAGGTACAGGAACTGTTACCTGCACAACTAGTTCAAATGCAGTAGTTGGATCAAGTACCACTTTTACAACACAATTGAACATTGGTTATTGGATTGGTAATGCTACAGGTGCAACAGTTGGTATTGTAAAAAGTGTTACGAATAATGGTAATCTTATACTTACTACAAACGCAGGTGTAGCAATTAGTGGCGCTGGATATACAATTAATCCTTTTGGTGTTCCATATCAAGTAGCAACTGCAAATAGCGAAATCATTCCTCCTGGCACAGCCGAACGTAGTTTTTATGTAGGTCAGGGAAACATTGTATCATATATCAATGTGTCAGGTGAAACAGCGGCCCCATTCTCAATTACGGAATTGGGCGCCAATCATCCTAATACCGGTACTACTGGTGTGTTGCCCCCGGTATCAAGTATGGCTAGTGGTACTTAATTACTAGCAAGTTCTATAAATCTTTGGCGATTGTGTTGTAGCATAGGCAATTGTTTTTGCCAAAGATTATACAATTCAAAATTTGACATATCACATAATACTTTTAACTGTGTGATTACTGATTCTGTGCTGTTATCTAAATTTGGATTATCAAACAAATCATTAGGTGTGTAAAATCCCAATTTACGAACAACTTCAATTATTCCCTTGTTTGCATTCCACAAATAAGGTCTTAAACCCATAATAGGCTTCCAAGTCTTTTCTGATAATTGCCAGCTGTCAGTTGGTTCAGTTTCACTTACAATAACACAATAACTATTCTGCCAAACATCTAAATTACCTAAACTTGTAAGGTCTTCAGGTCTACTAAATCTTAAATCAGTAGAATGTAATTGCTGATCGGTGATAGCAGTACGTTGGTCGATACTAGGAAAAACATTTTTTTCGTATGTTATCCAACCCCTATTATCTAAGTTATTATCAATAAGTTGGTTTACTAATCGTTCTCTATGTGGTCTAGGTTTTCTATTATAACTCAAATAGACATTACTAAAATTTTTATTCAACTGCAACTCATTATCAGTATATTGTTTATTTTCCATCAACCATTTGGGCATCCAAGAACTCCATTGGGTAGGACTGAATCCTGCAAACTCTAAAGGATAATTTAATGCTATTATATCAGCATATAATAATGTATGTGTAAACCATTCAGTGCCGTCAACAGTCCCTGCAAGCCAAATTTTAGTAGAACCTTCGATGTTATCTTTAATCCATTGCAATAAGTTAGGGTCTTTAGGTTCTAGCCAAGTGAGGTTAATTAATAAATTAGTTTGATATTCATTTGCAGACAATTCTATTTTGAATTTTTCTAACCAATTGTGTTCGTGGTCTGCAATCGATTGAGTTGCAGTATAGCGATATCCGTATTCTTTAATCATACTTGTATTTAGAGCGTCTATTATTTTACGCAATAAAGATAAATACTTGCGTACATTCTCATGGTGAGAATTTATGCAGTACCCACTGCGTAGCGGCTAGAACCCGCAACTAACTAAAGGAAAAACAAATGGGACGTCCTCTAAAGATCGCAAAAGCACAAGCAGTTTTGACAATTACAGCAACAACTGCTTCATCACAATTAGTCACAGTATCAAACAATCTTAATACTCTAGGTGTTACAAAAGGCATGCCTTTTGCTACAGCAAGTACAGTAGGTGGTTTAACTGCAGGTGTAACATATTACATCAACAAAATCGTTTCAGCAAGTACATTTACTGTATCAGCTACACAATTAAGTGTTCAACCACAAACATTCCCGTCAATTACTACTACAACTGGTCAAAACGTTAAAGCAACAGTTGGTATCGTAGATTCAGGATTTAATAATCCAAACGGTAGTAACACATCAACTGGCTCAAGTACATTTGGTGTTGTTGGTGGTAACACAGCAATTATTGGTAGTCAAACACTAGTTAATGTTGCTTTTGGTGCTAACATTTCTGGTACAATTTTTGCAAGTAACGCTAGTACAACAGTTGTCGGTTTAGGTACTAACTTTGGTGCGTTAGCAAATGGTACACAACTTTATGCATATCAAGGTACTCCAGGTTCATATAGTGTAAACTTGTTAGGTACAATTGCAAACAACGTAGGTAATGTAACAGTTGCAGTTGCTAATAGTAGTGCTACTGGTAACGTTATCGGTACTTCAGGCAATGCTCAAACATTGGTAGCAGGTACACCAGTTGTGTTTGACACAGCATTTGGTGGCTTAACAGCAAACACAACATACTTTGTTAGAAATATTACTAACGCGGCTGCATTTACTGTTGCCGCAGTTCCAGGTGGTGCAAACGTAGTATTGACATCAAACTCAAGCGTAACTTCTAATGCTATTCAAAATCAAGCAGTATTGGGTGCTAACTCAGTAGTTAATGCGGCTGGTTATAATGGTTATGGCGATCCAATCTTGGCTGCATTACCAGAAGCAGGATATATTGTTCGTCAAAAAGGCAAACACAAATATTTGGTAACTGGTACTGTAACAGGTATTACAGCTCCTGTATATACAGCAAACTTAGCGAATGCGGCATTGACACCTAACACGTTCAATATCCAAGTAACTTATGCTGATAGTTCAACTGCATATCTTGATACTATTAGTGATTATAATTCACAAGCATTCCCTGCAACAGTTGCTCCTGGTTCACTAAGTGTTGGTACAGTATATACAATTTATCAAACAGGTACAACAAACTGGACAGCAGTTGGTGCAGCCGGCAACATGACTGGTACATCATTTACTGCAACAGGTACTGGTTCAGGTACAGGTTTAGCAATTCTTGCAAATGCTCAACCTAATGTAATTGGTACATTCAATAGTGCTGTAGCCGCTAATACATACTACACACCAAGTCTACCAATCGTAACAGTTAATAACGCTTAATCGATATGGCTACTGCAAGACCAGATCGATTATCGGTGCAAAAGTCTGAAACTGAAATTGCAGTGCTTCAGGTTCAGGTCGCCAACATCCATGAAAAGATGGACGACCTGAAATCTGATATTAAAGAAATCAAAGATAGTGTATCATCAGCAATGAAAGATACACACGACATGATCACAAAATTATCCACTGAAAGCACACAGCAACATAATGAACTTTCTAAAAAAGTTAGTGCTTTAGAAAAATGGAAATGGATGGTTATGGGAGGTGCAGCAACTGCAGGTGCACTAGGGTTTCATGTAGTGAGCAAAATGCTCGGAGCATAAAGATAGGGGGATTTAATCTCCCTATTTTTTTATCAATGCCTGTAACTTTTCTTGAACTAAATCAATATTCACAGTACTAAACAATCCAGGATGTAATGGCTTGGGGAAATGCCCTTCTTTGACCCATGCATATCCTTCATGTTCAGCATTTAACGTAGGTATGAATTCTTCTTTGACTTCACAGAAGAATGTATGATATGTAAATGTATTATTGACAAACTTTTGAATGGGAATCAATTTGAAGTCTTGATTGTAGAATCCCATTTCTTCTATACACTCACGTTCAATACCTTCTAATAGTGTTTCATCTTTTTCGATGCCGCCACCTGGTATACTCCACGTAGGACTTTTATTATCAGCCCTTAATAGATAAAGAAATCTATTAGTAGAAACACTATAGAAGAACACACCGGCAGCGTTACTGGACATATTAAATTACGATACTGTAATCGCCGGCGTAATAGAAACCTTCATATGATTTCATCCAACCTTCATCAGGTGTATATCTATATTGAAGAGTAGTTGCAAGATTAGTCACATATTGTACTTCTGTATCTGCTTGACTGTCGTATGCAACAAACCATTGCATTGTACCACTATCAAATTCTATGATATCATTTGCATTTGCGACTAGACCACCCCAAGCAACTGTTGTAGTATCAGGTGCTCCAATATTTTCAACAATCAAATAGCGTACACCATTGATAGGCCCGGGTAGTCCTGCATTAGGGCCTTGCATTTGTGGATTAATAACAGCATTAACTGGATCTAATGTATTCTGTGGTAATGTTTGTGGATCTACGTTAAAGATTAAGAATCTGTCATCTAATGGATTAGGAACAATAGTACCAACGATAGGGGTATCCATATATGGATTCTCTAACCAAATCTGGCTAATACCCGGCTGAACTTTGCCATACACGTTTAATAAACTAGACCAATACAAATCAGTAGGTGGAGAAACATCTTGATCTAGACTATTGTTAGACGGATCGAATGGTTCGTCGGCAGGTAGTAATTGTAATTGGTTGCCGATGTATAATAACTTGTAACCATATGGAGTAATCTTTTGTCTAGTACCTAACAACAAATCATCATTCTGGATATCTGTAAGAGCATTTCCTTGATAGATAGACATGATAATTTTTTGAATAACGCCCATCTTTTTCAACTTACTTGCAGTTGTCAACCAGATAGGCATGTAAAACTTCCAGGTCATAATGTCAATTGGATTACCTGTACCTACTGGAATTTGTCTGCTAGTAAAAGTCAATCCATCTTGAAACACAGAACTTAATGAGGTCCAATCAACAAAGTTATCTGTACTTTGAATTTCAAGTGCAGGATTAAACAATGGGCCTAGTTGTTCAATGATTTCTAATTTTTGTTGATAGTTTGTTGTCCAAAAATCGACATTAATACGCAATGTATATGGTACAGGCATCAATCTTTCAATAGTAAACGCTTGACCTTGTGTAGTCTCATAGCTTTGTGTATCAGGATTGTATGCACGTTGCCTTACATTAATCTTGTCAATAAATGTAGGATCAGTAGTCCATTTTTGATTGTATTCCAAACCACTGATGTAGTAAGTAATCATTGGTGCAGATGGTAGTGTACTTGCACTGTTATTATTAACAACAGTTGCAGCCTGACGACTTTGATCGCCATACATAATAGGCACACGAACGTAAATAGGGTTGCCTGCAGGATCGTTACCTCTGGTAACTTGCCAGTTGCTAAAGATTTTGGCAAACTGTATTAAGAATCTGCGTATCTGATTATCATAAAAATATTGCGCTGCCATGTATGACCTTTATATTACCGGCGGTAGTGTCGGTGGTGAATTCTGTAGTACATTCGACAATGGTTGTGCTTGAGGAATTACTGCTTGATCATTATTTACATAAATTTGAGCATCGTTATTAATAAATGATGAGAGTTGTGATTGATTTTCAACACTACCAAATCCAGTTTGTGTTCTGACATTTTGGCTAATTTGTATCCATAACTTACCGTCCCAACGATATAATAGTTGAGGTAAGTAATCGATGCGTAAGAAATAATCGCCCACTGTAGGATTTGCAGGGAAACTAATACCTGCGCCTGTTGGGAATCCATTTGGAGCACTACCATCACCAGTCATGTAGCCAGTTGTATAACCAAATGATCTTGGAGCCGATCTAGAGATAAACTGGAATGTTGGATCACAGTCTGCTCTAAAGTCCATAACACTTGTCACCGTTCCTGTGAAACTATCTAGACTTGGGTCTTGGTCTGCTGTAGCATATGTGTTGTCAGCAGTACCATATGGTCCAATAATGATAGGACTGATTGTTTCTACTTTGAGAATCTTAATCTTATCAACACGACCACTACCACCTGCTGTCTTTTCAGGTTCTTGCTCTGCTAATGATAATTGTGCTTGTACAAGTTTGTTGATTTTATTTTCTACATACTTGCCGACACCATTCATGTCTTGTAGTTTTGCTAATGCAGCCTTACTAACCTTAATACCAACACTTGGATTCTTGAACTTACTATTGCGATATATTACAACCTTTGCGCCATCTAACTGAGATGGTATATTGGGGAAGTTTGCGAATGGATTAGGAGCAAGTACACCGATAGGTGGTGCAGGTTGATTCAAATGACCTGAAGGAACTGTATTACCTTCTTGGTTGGTAACATACTCGCCGTATGTAGGTACAACATATAGTTGACTTTGATCGTAACCTGATTTAGGAACAAGTATTTCTGCATCAGCAAGTACAGCATCATTGATTGCAATATTCTTGTTGTATGTAGAAATGATATCTGCAAGGCCACCGTTTGATTGTAATTGCCAATATGTTGCGTTTGGTGGATATGTTCCTGCAGGAACATCTGCCAAAGATTTATAAATCAATCCACCAAATGTAACAGTATAGCCTTCTGGATAAGGTTTTGTCTTATCCCAGTTACCAAGATAATTGTCTTGATTGAGAGGTTGTGTAAGAATATCTGAAAACTCCTCACTATTAACAAGAGGTTCACATTTGATACGCCATAGATGTGGGTACCATGTTTGTGTGAAACCTTCACTTGCATAGTTTGCATCAGTAATTTGCATAAAGCGTTTTAATGCAACTGGTATAGTTTGATCTAATGGATTATAATCTAGTAAGTGAGGTAACTCTAATACATCACCAACCATTAATTTGCGACCAATAATGTCAATCATGTCATTGTAATGCACAGTGACGAAAATGATATCATTATTTAAGAATAAACCAAACTGACTTAAATCAAAGTCAAGATTTTGTACATTGTAATGCCCGCGCAATCTATAGATATTTGGATCATATGTTCTATCACGGTTTTCCATGAATAACAAGTCTTGAATATTAGTAGGACTTTGAACTGCATACTGTGGCTGTGTAGGGTCAGTACTAGGCCCCTGATCAGTAGGACCTAGATATTTGTGAATATATAAGTCTGTGCCACCTGCAGTTAACATATCGGATATGGTTCTATCCATAAATCGATAGTCATTTTGTTTCGTTGGACGGTATAGGCTGAGCCTAGGCACGTTAAACTCCTACGGCTAGTTTTTTAGCCAATTTAATAGAGAAGTACCATTTTTTATATTTAGAATCAGTAAGCATATAGTTATTTATCGAAATTTTTTGGATCAAACGGCTTGACAATAAATCGGATATGCTGTATACTTATAAATATCGTGAAACTATGGAGATTTTATGGCTCGCAAACCCGCTTATCAAACACATTCTTTTGTGCGTGACCTTACACCTAAAGATGTTGATGCACAATATTATGGTTCTGAACCACTATTTGAAACACAACCTGCAGAGGACAAACGGCAAGGTCAACTAGGACAAGCATTTAATTGGTACTCACGATTCTATTCACAGCCTGATGCCAAAGACTTTATGATTCAATATCTTGAGGCTAACGAGGGTAAAGACAAAATCAAGTTTGTTAAAAAGGCCCCTGACACTAAAGTGCACACCTCTTGGGGTTGGATGGCACGGTTGTCATTGCGTGGTTTGCAATTCAATGAGCGTGAAAAAATGTTGCTTGACGACCAGATCGACCGACTGGTTCAATTGGGTAAAGGTGAAGAAAAAAATGAAGTCATTGAAGATGATAAGCCTAAAGTTGAACGCAAGAACATTCAGGAAATCATGCGTGAAAAAGCAGGTGAAGCCGCAGGTGAATTAGAAGGCTTGATGGATGAATTCTGTTTAGCAGGATACCCCAAAGACTTTGAAACTAAAAAACGTGTTAGTTCAGAATTAGGCGAACGCAACATTTTACCTCAACATATTACCCCAATTATTAAACATTGGGAAAATGTATTAAATGAATTTACTGAATTGCAACTTGGCAAAGATGCACAATTAGTTGAAGCCTATGCTCACATGAGCAAAATGCAGGTTCGCTATATGATTAAGTTCATTGAATCTGTGATTGCCGATCTAAATGGTTATGCAAGTGTTAAGAAGGCAAGCAAGGCACCACGCAAACGCAAGGCAGTACCTGTAGAAAAGATTGTAAGCAAACTGAAACACTTGAAAACATTCAAGGATGATGCTACAAAGGTTGATTTGGTTGGTTTGAGTCCTGTTAAACTACATCAATGTAATGAGGCTTGGGTCTATGATACAGCAAGACGTAAAATGCATCATTATGTTGCCGATGAATATAGCAAGACACTTACAGTTAAGGGTAACACATTGCTAGGATTCGATCCCAAACAAAGTGAAGTTAAAACACTACGTAAGCCCGCTGAACAAATCAAGGCACTTACAGGTAGTAAGCCCGCGGCACGTAAGTTCTTTAAAGAAATCAAGTCTGTTGCAACATCACCCAATGGTCGTTTCAACGACAACATGATTATTCTCAAGGCGTTTTAATTGAGTAAAATATGTTTAATTGCGGGGTGTAGTCACTCAGCTGGTTCTGAAATTGACGGGGAAGTAGACAGCCCCTTCAATCGTCAACATAGTTATGGTAATTTGTTAGCACAAAAATTAGGATATACTCCTGTTAATATTGCAGTAAGTGGTTACACTAATAGTGCAATTGCTAGGAGTGTCCTAGAATATTGTAGTGAGCATGATACTAGTGACTTATTTGTTGTTGTTGGTTGGACTGAGAGTTCACGTATTGAAGCACCATTTCAATACCCAACATGGCATCAACAACAGAATGGAAAATACTGTGATTGGTTTTCTAATTCATCTACTGATTTCTTGCAGATAAATGTAAACTATACAGGTTATTCTGAACGTGAGCGTAACATACAAGAAGATTATCGTAGGTTTGTAATTAACCAAACACCTTATACAGAAATCACCAGTGCAAATTTAATTTTGCAATTGCAATATTTTTTTAAGAGTAAAAACATTGATTACCTAATGTGTAATACTATACACATGTTTTCTCCTGAAAATGAAAAATATCTTAAATTTTACTTGAATAGTATTGACACAGGCAAGTATTACAACTATAATAACAACAACGAATCATTTTATCCCAAATATATAAATTTAGGATATACTAATTCAAAGGCAAAATACGGGCATCATTCTGATATCCCTCATCAACTATATGCAGACGAACTATACAATTTTATAAAGGCAAACAATGACACAAAATATTGATTTAAACAAATACACCGAATTCGTTAATGCTGTAACCAGCAAAGAATCAAATAACTTTGATCACCTTTTACCTCGCATCGTTGAACTGCGTAATACAACTAATATAAATGTTAGTTTGCTATTGACTGCATGTTTAGGACTTGCGGCTGAAAGTGGTGAGTTTATTGAAATTCCCAAGAAGGTTTTCTTTCAAGGTAAACCACTAACTGATGAAAACATTTTTCACATGAAACGTGAATTGGGTGATATTATGTGGTACTGGGTTAATGCATGTCGTGCACTAAATCTTGATCCCAATGATGTTGTTGCTGAGAATGTTAAAAAATTAGAGGCACGATATCCCGGTGGACAGTTTGACGCATTTTACAGCGAGAACCGAAAAGATGGAGACCTATAATCCCTGATAAATAATAGCAACAGGGGATTATTATGCCAAGTAGCACAGCCAGTTATTTAAGTACACCAACTAGTTATAACTTAGAAGAATTAAAACAAGCATTATTTAATAACATCACTTATCGTTTAGGTGGTGGTATTATTGATTTGGAACTTGATCCTGAGCATTATGAGGCCGCATATAACTATGCTATCAAAGTATATCGTCAACGTGCACAAAATGCCACACAAGAATCATACACACTAATGACAGTTGTTGAGAATGTGGACACTTACACATTGCCTCAAGAATTTATTAACGTTAGACAATTATTCAGACGTAGTATTGGTCTTGAAACAGGTCCAAGTTCAAGCAGTTTTGACCCATTCAGTAGTGCTATTCTTAACACATATTTGTTAAACTATAACTATACAGGTGGTATGGCAACATATGACTTTTATGCAGGTTATGTTGAATTAGCCGCACGTATGTTTGGTGGGTTCTTGACATACACATTTGATCCTGTTACTAAGGTTCTTAGAATTACACGTGATTTCAAGGGTTCAGGTGAGCGTATTCTTGTTTGGGCAGATGTGCAACGCCCTGAAGCAGTGTTACTACAAGACCCAGGCGCTGGTGTGTGGATCGGTGACTTTATTTTAGCACAATGTAAAGTTATTATTGGTGAAGCACGTGAGAAGTTCGGCAGCATTGCAGGTCCGGGTGGCGGCACAACATTGAACGGTACTGCCATGAAAGCAGAAGGCTCTAAAGCACAAGAAGTGTTAATTGACGAATTGAAACGATATGTTGATTACAGTCAACCGTTGACATGGATTCAAGGGTAAAATAATAGTTGACATTCTCCAAATATTGTCATACAATCATAATATTATAGGAGATGCCCCAATGATTATTGGTATTACAGGTTTTATTGGTAGTGGCAAAGATACAGCCGCAGACTACCTAATTCGTTTTCATGGTTTCAAAAAATTAAGTTATGCAGGTGCACTTAAAGATGCTGTGTCAGCAATCTTTGGTTGGGACCGTGAATTACTTGAAGGGTCAACAAAAGCAAGTCGTGAGTGGCGAGAACAAGTTGACCCGTGGTGGGCAGAACGATTAAATATTCCTACATTAACTCCTAGATGGGTATTACAATTTTGGGGCACTGAAGTTTGTCGCAAAGGATTTAATGAAGGCATTTGGGTAGCCAGTGTAGAAAACAAACTTAGAAACAGTAAGGAAGATATCGTCATTACTGATTGCAGATTTACCAATGAAATTGAAGCCATTAAAAATGCAGGTGGACTTACTATGCGTATCGAGCGTGGTGAAAAACCTAGCTGGTACGATGATGCAGTTTCTTTCAATAAAGGCG